TGTGATTATGAAGAAGCTCACTCAAAGAGAGGTGTTATCTATGAAGATAACAGCGATGAGCAATGTATGACAGGGATTTGTGGGATATGATTCATGAAAAAGAAAGAACCAAAAGACTTACTGATAATACCAGATTGTCATGCTGCGCCTGAGTATGATAACAAAAGATTCTCAGCGCTTGGCAACTTTATAATAGAACAACAACCAGAAATAATAGTTTGCTTAGGAGACTTTGGGGATATGCCTAGCCTATCCTCTTATGATAGAGGCACCAAAGGATTTGAAGGCAGGCGATATAAGAAAGACATACTATCGGTTATAGATGCACAAGAAAAACTCTTTGCGCCTATAAAGAAATTCAATGATGTTAAAAGAGAAAGAAAGGAGAAACAATATAAACCAAAACTACACATGTGTCTTGGTAATCATGAAGATAGGATAGAGAGAGCTGTCAACTCGGCACCGGAATTGGAAGGAGCAATAGGATTAAGCGACTTACAATATGAAAAGTTTGGATGGAAGGTAACACCTTTTAAGAGTTGCCTATCCATAGAGAATATAATCTTCTCTCACTACTTTACATCTGGCGTAGCAGGCAGACCTATAAGCTCAACCCATGTAGGGTTTCACTTAGTATCTAAACTGCACTGCTCAGCGGTGCAAGGACATTCGCACTTGTATAATCACGCAGAACAAACTAGACCAGACGGGCAGAAAATCTTCGGGTTATCTGCAGGGTGCTATTCACATCCACACTATTCTGAAAGTTGGTGTAGAGATACAGAGTATAACTGGTGGAGGGGAGTGGTTTCATTAAAGGGGTTAGATGGAGAAGGCTACTACGATGAGATTAGTTCTATAACCCAACGTAAACTAACCAGGAGTTATCTATGAGCGAACTAAAGAGATGTCCATTTTGTAATGGTGTTGCTAATGCAGGGTTATTCCTGGTCGGTTGCCCGAAATGCAAGATGACATTTCCATTTGACCCACAAAAGAAAGGAGCTATGAATGAAGCAATAGATAAGTGGAATAAGAGAAAGACGGATGATTAGAACAGCACTAGAGTTAGTTCTCTGGTATGCTTGTTATATTTTCATTTCTGGTTTTATTGCCTACTTGTTTTTGGGATGAGATACTTGTCGCCCCCGAAAGGGGGCGTATTTTTTTAACACACCCACGAGGAAATGCATGGGTAGCAAACCAATCACCACTCTCATCTTTCGTACACGCAACCTTGATAGTATCCTTATCTTTATATATAAGATATCCATAAGTATAGAAAGTTGGAGGAATAACCTCCTCAAGTTTTTCCCACCCACACGTTGCAAATATATCACGCCACTCTACCTCTACTAGTAAAGGCTTCTTTACTTTCACTAGAATAACCTTTCAAATCTCTTGAGACTTTCAGCCCACTTCCTATGTTCTTGTATGATTTTAAACATATGTTCTCTGTACTCATTAGCAAGTCTTTCTCTCTTTTCTCTGCTCAAGCTTGGATCACTCAACATCCGCTGAGCCCGTTGCTGTATTTTTCTAATCTCTCTCTCCTTAAAATACAAAGCAGTTTCTACATCCTGTGGACCCAGCTTCTGACGACTGACGCCGAACCATGAAAGAGTAGCATCCTTCAAAGTATACCTTGGTAGGCCATCCCTATCTATATTACCATCAAGAATATCAGCAGCCATCATAGTTTTAATTAATGGTCCGCCTCCTGTGGTAATATCTCCCGCCTTATTGCGAGGCGTAAGCATTGGTGGAGTCATATAACTAGCTACAAACATCATCATATCTTGATACCTTTGATGCACTGGATCAAACTCATTATATATAGGCTGTCTAGTAAAGGGGTCCTTATTAAGTTTAAGGGCAACAGGTATTTCAGCAGGCCCTGTAAACATCCCTATGCTCTTATAGATAGCATCACCAAATTCACCCTTCGCTACATTCTTAGCAAGAGCTGCATGAGCACCCCAAGGTAAGAAGAAACTTACATCCCACGCCTGCCATCTGTTGTTCTCATCCTTATACGGAAAGACCATGGTGCTAAACTCTTTCTCCATATAGTCAGGTAAGAAATCCATCAAAGCGTCCCAATCACCCTCATCCAGGTCATCATTCTGAGACAAGAACATTTCCATTAGCAGGTAAGGTAACGCAGCATATTTAAGGGAAGCGAACGGATGGTTCTTTATATTTCTAGCCATCTGAGCCATCACCTTTGCATTAAAGGTAATAAACGGAGAGCCTAACGGTAGGGTCCTTAGCATCCTAATGCCCTGTGAAACATTACCATAGTCTAGAAGCGCTTCATTAGCTAGCTTAGCTGCCTCAGCCTCTTTCTTGCCATGATTCTCCATGAGGTCTATCATCTTAGCAACCTTAAACAATACCTCTGTCTTCTGGTATGCCCTGCCTCCAACATCCCCATAGTCATTAAAGAATATCCTAGCTCTAGCCCACATACCCTCAAAGCTATCTCCTTTAGCCTTTACTGTAGCTAACTCCCTATCAATCTGACCCAGTTCTGTAGCTGCAAACGTAGTTGTTTCAAGACCATACTTTCTAGCAAGCTGCATGTATTTACCATTAGTAGATACGTCATGCATTGCTTTGCTTACCGCACCAGGAATCCTTAAGAAGTTTGTCCCAGATACATTCATTAGTATAGCATTAGATATCATATTCCTAACCTGAGTGGGAATATTCATTGGGACTTTAGTATACTTAAAAGTTGTCTGCGCTCTGCCACTCCACTTTAGTAGCCATCCCCATGTAGGATTACCTGTTATGCCAAGGCCATTTATATCATTCCATATATCCTTATGCACCCACAGCTCACGCATAGCGCCGTACCTAGGAGAGTCAGGAACCTTCCTGTAGTTATCCATGTTAAGCCCACGCATATCTACACTAACCTGATCAGCTGCTGCATTCATTTCTGAAGAAAGTTCTAGCATTTCAGCCGACCTTGCGGGGTCAACCCTCTTGCCAGCATTAGCTCTGGTAGATATATCCGACGCCAGATTCTTAAAATAAGCGGCTGTCCCTATCATATTTCTGAAGGTCATTATCTGACCAGGCAATACCCATTTGTTATTACCAGGATCACTGGCTATATAGCTAAGGTATTCTATGATAGCTAAGTCACTACCTGCCATAGTAAGATACCTGCCAGCCAAGAATGCTGGATCATCTATACGACCAGATATAACATCATTCAGAAATTTCTCATGATCTTTTCTATGTTTAGTATACGTAAGACTTGACGCTCTAAGACCACCAATACCTATCCTATCACGCCCACCCATTACGTGTTCCATATAAACACGGGGTAAATACTGGTTCTTCCATTCAGCATATTGAGCATCAGTAATAAGACCCGCAGCAACTAGCCTCTCACCCATACTAGCTATCTCTTTCTTTGTCTCGATTACCTTTTCCTTTATACTGACAGATGGAGCTGTAGGGCCAGCCCTGGCTCCTCTTACTACAGTTCTATGTTCAGCAAACTTAACCTTTCTAGTTGGGAGTTTAGACGGGTCAGCATTCCTGGTAGTAAAGTATTTATATATGGCTTTCTTTTCTGTGGGTGTAGCCTCGTTAAGAACATCAAAAACTATCCTACCTGTGTTAGCCCATTCTCCTACCTTTCCCTTGGTAAGCATACGTTTAGCCTCTAAAAGAGAATACCCTTCTACAGCCATCAAAGGTTCAATCCTTCTCTGCATCCACTTAAGCGCTGAGTTTGCACGAGCAGTCCCAATCCTAGACTTAACAACCTCTCTAGCTGTCTCTCTTTCTAACCTTCTAGACTCAACTATAGCAGAGGAATTAGGTTGACTTATAACTTTCTTAGTAGAGAATATACCAGTACCAGAATCAAATGATAGATCATCAACAGATTTATATTGGTTATCATCCAGAAGAGTCCAGCTTTTACTACCAACATCTTCTGCATCATTGGTATATTCTATTGAATCGTAACCCTCTTCTTTTAAGAGCGCTCTTAATTCCCTAGAAAATTTTGCCTCTAAGCCAAACGCTCCAGCTATATCACTCTCATCAAGTAAAGACCTCCTAGTTCTAGCATTGCTTCTAGCAAGCTTAGATATCTTCTCCCATACAACCTCTTGTGCCTCTGGGGAATTGTATGCTACACCCCCCCTTAGAACTCTATTAGCATGAGTAAACCAAGAAGTTGGGTCACTAAAGTTTCCTAGGTCTCCAGCTATAAAAGGATTCTGTACATTTATATATCCACGCCTTATATTAGCCCCCTTCTCAAACCATGTGTAACCAACCTCTTTCTGCATACCTAATGAATCAAATAAACCCTGAGCATCAGCTAAATTATCTGATGTTCTTAGTCGAAGCTTAGGGTCCCAACTAATAGCTATCTTGTCTAGGTCACGATTAGAAATCCTAGCCTCCCACCCAGGTTTCCACGCTTCCACCTCATCAGCTAACTCAGCCAAGGCTTCACTCTCTTGGATTGGCTTATCTCTAAAGTGTTTTGATGCAGCTATATTAATAGCAGCAATAGAGGTTCCTACATGTAATCCAAGTTGGGTCTTCTCTATTAGAGGAGCGCTCCAATCGCTAGGAGTTCCATGATACACAGGTTCTTTCATTATAGAACCATCTAGAAACTCCTTCCTTTTCCTATCCCTAAGCTTAGACATATTCTTGGAATCGCCATGCCTTTCTAAGGCTAGTATACCAGAGTGCCAAGTAGAATAACCAATAAGATTTACAATATCATCAAGAGTTATATTTGAAGCATTCATATCAGTTCCAAATACCTTATTGAAAAATGTTCTAAATGCATCCTTTATCTTATCTAGTAATCCTTTTCTAGAAGGAGAGTCTAAGGCTGGTTGCTTGATCTCTACTACATGAGCAAGAACCTCTTCCCAGAACTCACGCCTACCGTGGAAATTAATATGCTTGGCTGCTGGGTCAAACGGTCTGCCAGAATCAGCTTTCTTATACTCATAGTTACGCATTACCCTAGCAACAGCTGTATTAACTATGTCGTCCCCATTCTGCCCTAACTTATAAAGCTCATCTAGAACTGAGTTCCATTCGCTACCGCTGAATACATCTCTACCAAAGTGTACCCCTACCTCGTGGAATAACAACCCTCTTACATCTTTGGCAGTCATGTCAGAAGGGAGTTTATCTCGTATAAAACTGATAGTTCCATCGCCTCTAGAAACAAAAGCCTGTGCAGTATCAGACGCACCCATATCCTTTGCTTTGTTTCTGTCTATGAAGTTTATAAACCCTATCTCTTCTAGTCGTCTTGCTCCCTTATCCCCAAAGATACTTCTAACCTGAGACCTAACTAACTTCTCTGCCTGCCCAGGAGAATGGAATGTTGTTGCCTTGTTAAGACGCCTGCTCTCTACAACATCATCGTTCTCTTTCGTTTCAGTCAGATCATTTTTTGTGTATGCATCCTCCATAGGAGAGACATACCACTCCATTATGGAAGCGGCAATATCTTCTTTCTTTCCTTTGGGGTTATAGTTAAAGTCGGGATTTAAAGCTTTAATATTAGCTGCTAGACTTTTAACTTCATCGACTGAATAGCCGTTTTGTGATGGTGGGGTGGTTAACTTACTGTGCAGGTCAGCTGGATTCTCATTAGCTAGAATAGAATCAACGCTTACCTTATCTATAGACTTCCTTTTTTTTCTATCGGCTCTCTCTCTTGCATACTGACGATCTAGAGCAGACTCTTCATTGGCTATCCCATAGCCAAACAGCCTGTCAAACTCTGCCTCAGATATCTCTCCTTCTTCTGCGACTTCTCTTCCTACTCTAGCTACATCAGCTTGATACATCTCATCTGTTTGTTGCTCAGCTGTCTGCTCTTCGTCTACTACTTCTGCCTCATCAAGGCTTGTTTCAACAGGTTCTATATCCTCCATTAACACAGGACCTTGATCAAACTTCCATGTGTATTGAAGTTCTGGGCTAACCTTTAGTATCCAGTCACCGTCTGGAGTTTGATCTAAACCTTCCCTACCAAACTCCCACTTAAATTCGTAATTTTTATCCATAAGATAGTCAGCATCCTTGCCTCCATCTGTATAAACATCTATCATCTCTTCCATAAATTCTGTAGAGATGCTCTCTGGGTCTTCGGCTAGAGCCTCAAAAAATAAATCTATATTATCCCTGATCTCTACAGATACAGCTTTCCCAGGTGTAATTGTTCTTTCAGTCTTAAAGGTTGCACCAGCAACAGCTTGAAACTTGCCACCCATATTACCAAAAACAAAAACCTCAGCCTCTATTATATCTTCTGGGTCAACACCTTCTTCTCTAGAAAGACCTTGGGGTTCCTCTGTGCCCACATTCTCATCTACACTCCAATCTTCTCCTCTCTTATGGGACACAATAGATATTTTACCTGTGTCGTGAGAGTCATACACCTCCCATTCCATCTTCTGCGCCCATTTAAGAGCCTCATCCCTATTATCAAAAGAGTATACTTCTCCCCCTCCCATTCTTGCGCCACTATTATCTAGCCAATTGGTTGCTGCACGAGCACCGCCAAACCTTTGTATACCATCCTCTATAATAGATTCTACATCTTCAGTTCTAGTTATATGGTAAAGCGTATCATCTGGATTTTGATCTTCAACTACAGCGACCGCTACTTCTTCATCTACTTTTTTTTTAGTATCTAGAAAGTCTCTGATAGGACCAGTGTCCTTACCTTTGTCATCTAAAAAATCTACCCATCTTTGGAGGCTCTCGTCAAAGTCAGCCTGGGTTGCACCTGGTATTACAGTAGATTTATAGTTCCTTCCATCATTAGTGGCGAGGTCTTTTATCTTCTGACGCCACTTTACTATGTCACCCTGCTGTTCATCGGTAAGTCTTTTCCCATCTTTCTCCTCATTAAGAAGTTTTTGTATCCTACGCTGATAAGACTGCTGCATTTTTAATGCTTCTTGGTCATTGATAACGCCCATGCTAACTATCTTGGGGTCAAGGTCAGCGCGAGTAGAAATTTCATTACCTAAAAATACGTGGAAGATTTCTGGGTTAGCATATATAGATGCGCTGATAGCCTGCGCTTCTTCTTTTGTCGAAGCCATGAATGGAGTAAACGTGTTGAACCTTGAAATGCTTACTTCGTTCTTTCTAAAGCTAGTCTTTTTCGGAGCATCCGGACTATCAAGGTCGCGCTTTTCATAAGATACCGTAACAGAATTTCCATCAAGATCAGTGGCCTCTTCTATTACTTCTCTTTCTAGTTCGCTATCTATTTTTACATTAGGATTTTTAATCCCTTTCTTGTCATTAAGAATTGGGAGAGGCATGCTACCGAGCGCCCCCCTTGTAGGACGTAGCACAACACGAGCCCTAGTAGGCATGGATTCCTTTCCTCTTTGCACGGCTGCTGCAGCTCTAGCCTCACCTCGTTCAACGCCCGTTTGATCTTTTAATCTTTTCTTCTGTATAGCTAGCACGGCCTTCGAAACATCTGCATCAGTTACCCTGTTAGCAACTAAACGCGCCCTACTCTCTTTAGCAAACCGCTTATAAGGCTTGCCTCTAACCAGAACCACATAAGGCTTCTCTTTATCAGGAGCTGGATCGTAGTCTATTTTAACCGGGACCTTCGCTGAATTAATGGTTTCCTTAGCATACTTTCTCTCCTTCTTTGGTTCAGTCTCTACAGTAGCACCGCTAGTAGTCTTGCGTTTAGCTCCTGCAGACTTCCTTCCTAGAAGTTTTTTCTGTTCTTGAAGGGTTCCATGATTCTCTAATAAACTAATCTTAGCAGCAGGTAAAGAAGCAAAAGGTACTGGATCGCTTCTCCCGTCATACGTGGTGTGGTACTCACCCACCTCGTCTATAGTTATTTTAGCGGAAGCACCTGCAATTTTTGCAGTCCACGATTTACCATTCCTACTCTGATTGAACCGCGTGAAGGTAGACTCACCCTTTTTAACAGACTCCTTCTTCTCTCGTCTGTCTGGTTCAACAACAACTCCCGCCTCAACAACATCGCCAGCATCTACTTTAGGCTGAGCCTTCTTCTTGGCTTTCTTCTTCGTGGTCTTTTCTGGCTCAGGTTTTGCTTCAGCTGTGGGAGCAGCTTCTTCTCTCCTTCTTCCTTCGGCTTGAGCTACTTTTTCAGAAACGCCAGGCCAAGTTAATGCGTTTTCTTCATATTCATTAAAGCTATCACCTGCCAATCTTTTTTCAGCCATGATATCAATATAATAATCAGGGACAACTCCTTTTCCTTCGGTATTAAAGGTGTTAAATTCTGATTTTGACATACCCACATCTTCAGTAGAAAATGTGTAATCACGAGTCATCGTAACACCATCCACAGTTTCAAAAGTCTCTCTGTCAGTTTCGGCATCTGGTACGGGAGGAGTTACATCTGCTTGGGATGGAGTGGTATCTGGTTTCTTTTCTGCTACCCCGCCTTCTAAAACTCGTATCATTTCTGATAGTGTTGTAGCAACTTCCTCTAACCAATTTTCTTTAGCTGCAGTTTTTCCCTCTTCTTTAGCCTGAGCTCTTGGCTCTGTAGTAGGCACAGGGGCAGCTTTAGGTGTGGTAGCAGCCTTAGCTTTTTCGGCTGTAGCTGCTGCAACTCTAGCGCTATCTATCTCGTTAATACCCTTCCTAACCGTATCTAAATACTCTGCCTTCGCTTCTGACGCTCCTATCCTATCAGCATCTCCCATCTTATTACCTCTAACACGCATCTGAGTCTTCATCTCAGAGATGGTTAGCGGTCTTGTTTCAAACTCAGCTATAGTTTCAGAAGCAGAGGCTTGGGCTTCTGCAACAGTCTTATTAGTTTCTCTCTTCTCAAACTCAGCCTGCTCTTTAGCATCCTCAGCTTTTCTTTTTCTTTCTGCTTCCGCTACTGCTCTCTCTTCTGCCCTTGCATCAGCAGCTGCTTTTCTCTCGTCGTTTATTCTTGTACGTTGTTCTTGTTCTCTGCGCTGAGCAGCCTCCTCTCTTCGCTCCGCCCCCTGTTGAGCAACCTCTTCCCTCTTAATTCTTTCTGCTTCTAACCTATCCTGTCTAGCCTTGTTTAACCTCAGACTTAAAGCGCTTTGTCTAGCCTGTTGTTGCCTGCTCCTTACATCAGCAAGAGCTATGTCCTGATTAGTTGTTGAAGAGCCAGGTGGTATAACACCTATTAGGGGCTTGTTTTGCGTAGCTGCTTCTTGATCAGCTTTCTTTTGTAGCTTTTCTAACCTTTTCTTATTAGCCTCTTTAGCTTTCAGTTGTTCCTGCATATCTGGTATTGTAAATGGATCACCTTCTCTACCAAATCCAGACTTAACCATCATATCAACAACACCCTCTTGTTCAGCTATGAGTCCCTCAAGAGCAGTGATATCTGCTTGGGTTCCAGCAGCCTCAGCAGTTACTGCAGCATCTTCTCTAGTGGCTTCATCTGTAGTGACTCTAACCTTTTCTGCTTCCAAGGCAGCCTCACTTCTTTCGCTTTCTATTTCTTGTATACCGTCCTCAACAA